CGCTACAACTCTATCAATGAATCTATTGAGCTGCCACAAGGCTATTCAATGTGTCTCAGATGGTGTTTGGCAGAGCGCTTAATGCCTATGTACGGCAAGAACAGCCCTGTGCAGATGTCTATGATTTCACAGTATGCGGCGCAAGCAAAGTCTACTTTGAAGCGCACCAATATGTCGCCAATCCAAACGTCTAGATACCCTGATGCTTTGCTGGTAAACAAAGCAAAAGATGCTGGTTGGATACTTTCGGGAGGTTTTGTCTAATATGCCCGATTTTGGCTTTGTTGGCCCAAGTTACGAAGCGCCAAGCATTTACGTTGATGCTCAAGAATGTATTAATTTCTTTCCTGAAATTGATCCACTCAAAGAGCCTGGCCAACGCGGTGTAGTTGCGCTTTATCCAACGCCAGGCATAACTGCCAAAGCCCTTTTAAACCCAGGCGAAGTACGTGGTTTGCGTACTGTATCGGGTGGACAGCAAATGGTTGCTGTAAGCGGCCCTTATGTCTATGTTCTAACATCTAACCTTACGCCATCTATTGTTGGCTTTTTAAACACCACAACTGGTCGCGTTGGCATTACCGACAACGGTATTAACGTTTACATTGTTGATGGTGCGTATCGGTACACGTGGAGAATTTCCACGCCTGCTACTGCTTTGTTTACTGGTTCAACTTCAGGAACAACATTAACAGTAACTTCCATGTCCTCCGGCACTATTGCTGTTGGCCAAAATTTGCTTGGTGTTGGCGTAGCTTATGGAACCGTTGTAACTGCGTTGGGAACTGGTACAGGCGGTGTGGGAACTTACACAATAAATATCTCTCAAACTGTTGCATCTGAAACATTATCCACGGCGGCGGTTGGTGCGATTGTCACTGGCGCTATTGCGGGAACAACTTTAACGGTTAGCGCGGTTACATCGGGAACGCTTTACCTTGGCCAAACTATTCAAGGTGCTGGTGTTGCTGCAAACACCATGATTACAGCCCTTGGAACAGGCACAGGAGGCGTTGGAACTTACACGGTTAGCACTTCACAAACTATTGCTTCCATTACGTTGTACGCCCTTAATTTCACGCAAATTCCATCAACAGATGGTGCGTTTAGCGGTGGCAATACTGTGGACACTGTGGACAATTACTTTGTCTACAACCGACCAAACACACAACAATTTGGCGCATCTGACCCATTAAGCCCAATTTCGCCAACAACGTCATTTGCGTCTAAAGATGGCTCACCCGATAACTTGGTGTCAATTATTGTTGACCACCGAGAAATATTTTTGTTGGGCGAAGCATCTTCCGAGGTTTGGATTGATGTGGGCGCTGTGCCTTTCCCCTTTCAGCGGATACCTGGCACATCTACCCAACACGGCATAGCTGCTGTTTATTCAATGTCTCGGTTGGCTAATTCCTTTGCTTATGTAAGCAGGAATAACCGTGGTCAAGGAATGATTGTTCAGATGAACGGTTACATTCCTCAAAGGATTTCTACCCACGCTGTAGAAAACACTTTGGTTAATCAGTACATTGATGATGCAATTGCTTATACCTATCAGCTTGAGGGTCATGAGTGTTATGTGGTGACTTTTCCCACAATTGATTTGACTTGGGTGTATGACGCAACCACCCAAATGTGGCATAAATGGTTGTCTGTGGATAACGCCAACGTCTACCACCGCCATCGGTCTAATTGTTCCGCTGTGTTCCAAAATATGGTTTTGGTGGGCGATTACGAAAACGGCAAGATCTATGAGCTGGATCGCAATAACTACACGGATGATGGTAACGAAGTCCGTAGGCTAAGACGTGCGCCGCATTTGGTGGCTGATTTGCAACGTCAGTATTTTGATGAGTTTCAGATACAGTTTCAGCCTGGCGTTGGCACTACGGGTTTTTATGTCCCGACTGCCGAAAATTTTATCCAGTCGCCTTACATTATTTATTCTGAAGCAAGCCTAGTTATTGGTGCTTTAGAAACTTTAATTTTAGGAACTCAAAATAGAATCAACCCTACGGATACAACAACTTTCCCACAAGCTATGCTGAGATGGTCAAACGATGGCGGTTCAACATGGTCACGTGAATATTGGGTTTCCATTGGCTCAATGGGAAGATTCAAGAATCGTGCAATTTGGAGGCGTTTGGGTATGGCGCGAGATAGAGTATTTGAGGTAGTTGTTACCGACCCAGTAAAGGCGGTAATCGTTTCCGCTAACCTAAAAGCCAGTGCTGGAGATAACTAATGCTTTACAACCCACAAACCCAACCATATCCACAATCTGAGTTTTTGGACAAAGTAACAAATCGTCCAACTCGGTCATGGCAACAATGGTTTTTGAATTTGCTGAATTTCTCTAGCTCAACATCTGCAACGGCGGGAAGTGCAACACTGCCTGCAAATCCTGTAGGGTTCATTAACGTGACTGTTAATGGCCAACCCTTTAAAGTGCCGTACTACAATTAAGAGGTAAAAATGCCAAACAATCAATTAAGAAACTTAGCATCCCTTGGCAGATATGGCGACACTATGCTTGCCCATATCAACCCTCAAGAAGCGGCGTTGTTGAAGGCTAGGGGCGGTGCTGGCACTATAAATCCTCAAACTGGTTTGCCTGAGTTTTATGGAATGGGGCAATTTCAGTTTTTGCCAAAAGTTGAGCCAGAGCCATTGCCTGTCTTATCGCAAGTGTTTGATCCTAATGCGTTTAAAGAAGTCGCTGGTCAATTACAAAAAGTTACTGTTCCACAGCAAGGTTTTGGTTTAGGTACTAGACCAGCTTACGAAACAATTGACCCAGAATTAAATAAATATGCAGATAAAACATTTTCAGGTAGGGGTAGTAGCACGATTACAGGCTACACAGTACCGACCGATTTAACATTTCAGGGTAAGCCACTTGAGGCTAAGTACGATCCAAAGGGTAACTTTGTCCATGTACAACTTGCTGGCGGCGATGTTTTATATCCTGATTCAAATCAACCAAACATAGCCGCTTCACCAAAATTTAATAAAAGTGGAGGAATTGTTGATTATGGAGTCTTTGATTTAAATCAGCAGGACGATGGTGGCTTTGGTGATTTTTTAGGTGGACTAATCTCAGACTTTGGCCCAATGATTTTGGCTGGATTAGGTGCTAATTTTGCCGCTGGTAATCTTGGAAGTTTGGGGGGCGCGGCGGCTGGTGGTGCAACTGCTGCTGATATTGCAGCTCACAATGCTTTGGCTGCCGCTAATACTGCTGGTTATGCGGGGACATCATTAGCTTCTACTGCTGCTGGTGCTGGATTGGGCGCAGGCACATTGGCTGATATTGCTACAACAACGCCTGTAATTCCTCAAACATCATTAACTGGTACTCCACTTGCTGATCTTGCTGCTGGTGGAGGCGTTGCTGGAGGTGCAACCGCCGCTGATATTGCGGCTCATGAGGCTCTTGCCGCTGCTAATACTGCTGGTGGTTTAACGGCTGCTGATGTAGCGGCTGCTGGTGCTGCTGGTGGCGCAACTGCGGCTGATATAGCAGCGCATGAAGCATTAGCTTCAGCTAATACCGCTGGTGGGCTTACCCCCGCAAATGTTGCGGCGGCTGCGGCGGCTGCTGGTGCTGGCGGTGCTGGTTTAAGTAGTTTGTTGCCTAAAACTGCAGCTGAATTGGCTGCTTTAGCATCAGGCGCTGGAAGCGTAGTAAGTGGTGTAGTCGCCGCAAACGCCGCAGAAAAAGCGGCGCAAATACAAGCGGATGCGGCAACAAAAGCGGCTCAAATTCAACAGGAAATGTTCAATACGATTAACGCCCAAGGCGCACCGTATAGAGCGCAAGGATATAACGCCCTTAATCAAATTGGTGGAATGTTGCCTGGCCAATACACCCAGTATGACGCTACTGGAAAACCCATTGGTCAAGCTACCGGAACTGGCTATTTAACTCAGCAGTATGGACCCGAACAGTTCCAAAAGGATATAGACCCAGGCTACGCATTTAGGCTCCAACAAGGTCAAATGGCTAACCAACGTGCTGCTAACCTTGCTGGTGGCTTAATTGGTGGAAACGCCATGAGAGGGATGCAAGACTACACCCAAGGCATGGCTAGCCAAGAATTTGGAAACGCATTTAACCGCTTCCAAACACAACGTGGCAACATCTACAACACCCTTGCTGGTATTGCTGGAATTGGTCAAACTGCTCAAGGCCAAGCTAACCAAATGGCGCAAACTAACGCTACTGCTCAAGGTCAACTTAATGTGGGTGCTGCGGCGGCTCAAGCGGCTGGTCAGATTGGCCAAGCAGCCGGTTATGGCGGTGCGGCAACAGGTGCAGCAAACGCTTATCTCTTGGCGCAGCTGTTAAAACAAAATCAAGGCGTTGCTCTCGCATAAGGATAAATCATGGCAGATTACGGCTTTAACACGCAACTAACCCCAAATATGCCGCAGACTAGTCTAGCGGACATGATGAACCTTGCTAGAGGCGCACAAGCGTATCAGCAGGCAAACCAAATAAATCCATTGCTTTTGCGTCAACAATCCGCAGCAACTAAGTTGGCAGAGGAAACCTTACAACCCGATATTGAAACTAAAAAAGCACAATCGTCTAGCGCTATAACTGCTTCCCAAAAAGCCAAACGCGAACAGGCCATGAGCTATGCTAATGATGCGGTTCAACAATTGCAAACAATGGTGCAAAAGCCTGACTTAACTTCTGATGACATTAGAAGTTTTATTACTGACCAAGTTAAAGCATTAAATGGGCCGCCTGAAGCTATTACACAAGCACTTTATGGTTTACCCGAAAAAGGTACGCCAACTCAGTTAAGAGCATTTGCGGCTAAGAAATTGGCCACAACTCTTGAGGCTCAAGCTCAAATAGAAAAAATGTACCCAGGTTCCACTATGGCTAGTACTGGTGGGCAAATTCAACCTGTGCAAATGGGTAATCCATTGTTGACAGGCGTACAGCCAGGCACTCCTACAGGACCAGCTATGGCGGTTACGCAAACGCCAGGCTATGAGGTTATCAATGGCATTACTTATTACAGAGATAAAAACGGCAATTTGCAAATGCCTAATGCGCCAACCCCAATGAACGCTGGTCAAGGTACTAATGCCCCGCAAATGCCGCAACAAGCCCCGCCTGCTCCGCAGATGCCACAACAAGCACAACCAGCGCCGCAACAAAGAGCGCCCCAAATGCCTCAACAAGCGCCAGCAAGCCCTACAAGCGGCGCTTTGGTTAAAGAAGATATGCCTGTGGCCAAGGGTGGCTTGGTTCAGATGAATACTGAGCAAAAAGCTAGATACGCTGCTGGACAAAGATTGTTTGAAGATGCCGCAACTGCCAATCAAAACGCAGCAGATCAAGGCGCTATTCTTAGAAGTATTAAACAAAACTTAGCCCAAGCGCAAAGTAGCAAGCCTGGTCAATTACTGCGCCAAGGTGGAAAATTCTTGGCCGGTAATGAGCAGTTAGATACATTGCTTAAAGACTTGTCGCAAAACCAATTATTGCAAGCAAAAATGATGGGTGGTGTTGATTCTGTCAATGCTCAAAATACTGTTGCAATTGCTAACGGCTCCGGTGACATTGATCCCAAAGCATTGGCTAAGATTGTTGAGCGTAGCGATGCAACGCGATTGGCCGCGCAGATGTATAACCAAGGATTGTCTGCATACAAAGGCAGAGATCCATACAACTCACATATTCATGCGGACAATTTTCAGCAAGCATGGAAAAGCAATTATGACCCACGTATTTTCATGGTGGAAAACATTAATTCTTCCAATAAAACAGCAAAAGAAAAACAAGATGACATTAAGCGCATCGTTGGTATTTCTACGCCAACTGAATTGAAAGAGTTAAAGCAAAAAGCAATTAACATTAGACGACTACAAACAGGGGACTTCTAATGGCGACACCAGCTGTAAAAGATTATTCAACTGACCCCACTGTTTCTGCGTTTGAGACAACAGAAGAGTTATTTGCGCCAAAGCCAAGCTCAATGTCAGGCCGTAGACCTGATCTACAGTTTGATTCTGCTGTTGACTACTCCCCTTACTCTTTAGATCCAACTATCAATGCTTTCAATCCAATAGAAGCAATAGAACAGGCTTTTAGCCCCGAGCCAAAAACAGCGCCAAGACCGCAAGGCAATCCTTACGTTGCTAAAGCGTTGGAACAGATGTTTAAATTGCGTCAAGGCGCACAAGCTACTGGATTGTCTACATTGGATTTGGCCGCTGGCTTGCCTGCACAAATTGCTGGCGGTTTAACTTATGGTGGTGCTAGATTAGGTGGCGTAGAACCTGAACGCGCACAGCAGATGTCTGAATATGCATCAACGCCGTTGTCGTATTTACAGCCTGGCAAGCTAGCAACAATGACCACTCAACCAATTGGCCAAGGCACGGAAGCTTATGCGGCTAGCCCATTTAGCCAAATAGGTGAAGTCATTACTAAATATGGCGCACAACCCGCTATTGATATGCTAATTAAGCAAGGTATGGCTCCGCAAGATGCGCAGCAACTTGTTATCAATGCGCCGTTGTTAGCCGTGCCAGGGTACAAGCTTGGAAAAATTGGCGTTCAAGAAGCTAGGAAAATTCCATCTTACGCGGCAGAGCTAAAAACGCCTGAGGCTCCACGTATTGAACCGCAAATGGATGTGAGTCAAGCTCCACAACCAAAAGCAACTGGTAACCAAATGCCGCAAAGCGTTGGTGCGGCACAGGCAACACCGGCTGCTGTTTTGCAAGGGAATATTGACTCTGCCATTGCTAACGCATCACCTGAATTGCAAACTTACATCAAATCAAAGCCGCCTGAATCAGTCAATGTGCCTGCTTTAGAAATTCGTTCTTTAGAAGAAAAGCACGGCATTAACTTAACCACTGGTCAAAGAACTGGCGACACCCAACTTTATTCGCAAGAATGGAATAAGCGCGGAGAAACCCCCACACTTGGATCACATTTTGAAGCTCAGCCACAGCAAATATCAAGTGCGTTTGAGACTACCAAGCAACGCCACGCACCTGATATTTCATCCACTGCCGATGCCTCTGAGCTTGGCCAATACCAAATCAATGCTTTAGCAGCAAAAGACGCAAGTCGCCAACAAGCAATTACTGGCGCTTATCAAAAGTTAACTGATGCAAATGGTGGCCAGTTCCCAATTGATGTTTCTACGTTGCAAGGCAACATTACACAACAGCTTTCTAAGAATTTAAAGACTAATCATTTACCGGATTCAATCAAGTCCGATATGAAAGACTTTTACCAAAATCCCACATTTGAAGCATACGAATCATTACGCACCAATTTGGCTAATGAGATGCGTTCTAACTCAAATCCAAACTCTCGGGCAGCGGCATATATTGTGCGTGATGAGTTAGAGAAATTACCTGTCTTTGGTGAGGGTACAGGCAACCCACTAGCAATCCAGTTAAAGCAATTGGCTGATGATGCTAGAAGTTTGGTCAAAGAACGTTACTCTATATTGAACAACAACCCTGCGTACAAGGCGGCGGTAAAAGAATTTGGTTCTTTAACTGATGCTGCTTCACAAGGCGAAAGTCTTAATGCCGCAAACTTCCATAAAAAGTTTGTTGCTAATGGCACACCCGAATCAATCAGACGCATGAAGTCAGAAATCCCTGCAGATGACATTGCTAACCAAGCTATCACTTTTGCAGAATTGGACAGGGCAAAGAACGCCGCAGTAAATGCAAGTGAACGAAATCTAACGCCCGAACAATTTGCCAAATTCTTAAAGGCCAACAAGTCGGGGTTAAGAGAGTCATTATCTCCGCAAGCAATGCAAGACGTTATTGAATTAGGTTTGTTGACAAGCAAAATTGGTATGCCCAAAACCGGCACATTTAATTATTCAAATACATTTAGTTCACAGTTAGCAGAGATGGCAAAACAAGGATTGCTTACCGCGGCAGAGGCAAAACTTGCCGCTTCTACTGGTGGGGCATCAATTCCTGCTATGGGATTAACAAGACAATTCATGCAAAAATTGAATAAAGAGGGTTTTGCAAAACAAGCTACAAACCCTGTTGGCGGTTTAACAAAGGATTAAAACATGGCTTTCTTACTCTCACCGATTGGTAATGGATTTCAATTCTTTACCACCACAGGACTGCCATTAAACGGCGGGTATATCTATACCTATCAGGCGGGATCGTCTACGCCTTTGGGAACCTTTACGGACTCCACAGGCAATATAGCTAACACCAATCCTATCCAGCTAGGTACTGATGGCCGACCACCAAACGAGATTTGGCTCAACTCAGGATATTCCTATAAGTTTGTATTGCAAGACTCTGCAAGTGCAACTATCCAAACTTACGACAATCTGTATGGCATCCCCTCTAGCGTGGCTACGGCTACCGCTGTGCCAGCAGGCGGCATCATTGCTTGGTCAGGCTCAATCGGTTCTATTCCATTGGGTTACGTGATTTGTAACGGCTCTAATGGAACCCCTGATTTGCGAGACAGATTTATTGTGGGCGCTGGTAACACCTATTCTGTGGGTAACACCGGCGGTTTTACTTCTGCTGTTGCTGGCTCGGGCGGTACAAACTTGCCTTTGTACTACGCATTGGCTTACATTCAAAAGACCTAATCATGGAAATTGATCCTGTCAAATATGGCGTTCTTTGGCAAAAAGTTGAAGAGCTAGAAAAGAAGATTGACAAGCTAGAAATTGGCATGGAGAAACTTCTAGAGTTAGCCAACAAGTCCAAGGGCGGCTTTTGGATGGGCATGGCCATTGTTTCTGTGCTTTCTAGCATGGTTGGTTATCTAACTAGCTGGTTTCACAAGAGTTAAAAATTGACCCGCTTACGATCCTCTTTGCAGCTAGAGCCTGTGTCTCCGCAATCCAAGAGGGGGCCGCTTTGTACAAGCAGGCCAAAGAATCTTTCATGGAGGTTAAGTCCACTGTTGAAGAAGTTGTTGGTGATGCCAACAAAGTCAGATCCTTTTGGGCCAAGCTCTTCGGAGCCAAAGAAAAGCCTGTGGCGCAAGCGGCGCGAAAAAAGGAAACTTACGTAGCCGTAAATGAGACAGAGGTTTTATCAGGTATTGTTGTTCAGCTTTCGACTTTTTTTAAACTTCAAGAACAGTTAGCAACGCATATTAGGGAAGAAGAAGAAAAGAGCAAAAACGTCTACGATCCTGACGCAAATTTGATGGAAGCCGCGCTCAAAAGAATCATGGCTCAAGATCAAATGGCGGCGTTAGAGGTGGAAATAAGGGAAGCGATGGTATATGGGGCTCCAGCCGAGATGGGGGCGCTGTACAGCCGGACGTTTCAGATGCGGGACATCATTAAGGCGGAACAAGAAAAAGCAAGGAAAAAGCGAGATGATGAATCATGGCAACGCAAGGAAAAGGAGCGACTCCTAAACGAAAGGCAAGCGTACCTACTAGCGACTTTGCTTTTCCTCCTGTATATGTGGCTCCTCCTCGGCCTCTTGAGCAGGATTGGGAAATAGTTATGGGGTGGATCGCAGCGTTAATTTTGGTGGTTTTGTTGCTTCCGCTTCTTGGAATTTTGTATATGGACGTAGTGCAAACCAAAAAAGAAGCTCAAATCCAAATTGAAAAAATGGAAAAATTACGCCGAGAAGTTCAACAACAGCGGGAGAAAAACAAATGAATGTGTATGAGATTTGGATTCTGTCGATATTGCTAGTGGTATTGACCGGTTGTGATGATCGTTACCGCTACCCTTGCCAAGATCCATTAAATTGGCAAAATGCCGAATGTAAACCCCCAATCTGTACCGCTTCCGGCACTTGCCCTGAAATGTTAGTCAAACCCGAGGAGAAAAAATGATGCCCACCGTTGGATATAAACCTAACAGCCGCTTAACTGCTGACGAGATTGAGGTCAGAGTATGGGCATTTGTTATTGTGGTCTTGGTGACCATTCTGCTGGCTTCTATGGGTATGTTTCTCTACTCAGTTTCATTTGTCCAACAGCCCATGAATGGCAGTATGGCGGCCATTGATAAGGTATATACCCAACAAATCAGCACTATTATGGTTTTCATCACAGGGGTGCTTGGTGGTGTAGCTGGTCGTTCAGGTGTTAAGGCTATTGCTAATGCCAGTGCCAAGGCTGAAGCCATTGACAACGACACGCCTTGAGCTTGCTAAACCCTTGGGTAATACTTGCCCTAATTTGTACTTTTGCTGGCGTGGGTGCGTTTTCATACACAAAAGGTGTTGATCATGAATATGATCGCCAACAATTGGAAATTGCTAAACTTAATGATGAGGCAAGGCAAAAGGAACAAGCGTTGGTGTCTGCTGTCACCACAACCGCAAACCAACTTGTAAAGGTTAACAACAATGCCAAAATTGAAATTGCCAAACGTGATGCCGCTATTGCTAGTGGTGCTATCCGGTTGCGGATCCCTGTCAAAGCCCCCGAATGCCCCGTATCAACCCCCAATGATGCCCCCGCTACCCCCCGAGATAGCGTTCAAGCAACAGCCGAATTTGACCGAGAGACTGCTAAATCTCTTGTCGCCATTACCGACCAAGGAGACGCAAATACAAGGCAATTAAACGCTTGTATTGATGCGTACAACACCGCTTTCCAAGCCATAAATCAAAGGAATAAACCATGAATCTATCTCCGAATTTCACTCTAGAAGAACTTACCCACACCGACCACCGCGAGTTTGACAATACGCCTAATGATGCGGAAATGGCCAACTTGGTACGTTTGGCTAACTTTTTAGAAGATGTAAAAGTGGTGCTTGGTGGTAAACCAATCATCGTGAATAGTGCATTCAGGTCTAGTGAGGTAAACCGTGCGGTGGGATCTTCAGACAAATCACAACATAGGCATGGGTGTGCAGCCGATATTCGTGTGCCAGGCATGACCCCCAATGAAGTCGTTAGCGCAATTATTCAAGCAGGTTTACCTTTTGATCAAGTAATCCGCGAATTTGATCGCTGGACTCATGTGTCAATTCCCAACACCGAAAATGCCGAACCACGGTCAATGGCGCTTATCATTGACAAATCCGGAACCCGAGCCTACGCATAAGGAGCAATCATGGCCACAAACTTCAAACTCACCAAAGGCGAACCAAAAGCCCATGAAGCCAAGGAATACGTCATGGAGCGTGAATATAAGAAAGAAAACCGCAAGATTGCGGCGCTTGAAAAAAAGCTAGAAAAGCATGAAAAGACCGATGCCGCACACGCACATCCCATGCGCCGGTCACATGAAGCTAACCAAAAAGCCGCACCTTTGCCAGCAATGCGGAAATATTAAAGCAAGTTTCGTAAAGTTTCGTTAAGGACTGACATTTCGGTCTTTTTGTAGACACTCCAAATCCTTGCTTGGCCGTGGATGCCATTAAACGACCCTTGGTGGCAGTCTTTGCATAGCGGTATGCACAAGTATTGCTCATGCTGAATAATGTGGTGGGCATCCGATGGGCCAGCTGTATCACATACGCCACACGCCATTTCTTTGATTTTGGCTAAATGCTCACGTTCTCTTTTTGTGGGCTTGTTGTTCATTGTTGTTTTGCAGATAACTTATTTAAAAGCCAAGACCAAATAAATCCACCCGAAACTTTGGCTAAAAACTGCAATAAAACAATTTCAGGCATTAAAGTACCAAATGCAATAGTTGGAAACACTACCGAATCAATAGCAGAACCGGCAATATTTGACCCATTGGCGCGGATCATCCATTCTTTACGTTTAAGGTACTGATAAGCCAATGAATCAGCAACCATAGACAAACTGAAAGCTGCCAAAGAAGCAAATGCAATCATGCCTGTTGCTGGATTAATTACATAAGAAATAATGCTAGCGGATGCAATTAAGCCGCCCATTTTTATGGGTAACTTGTCACCCTCCCAAAGGTCATGCAGTTTGTCTCGCAAGGATAAATCAAGACCAATCAACACAAAGGCATTGATCAGGCTAAACCAAACGCCTAGCCAAGCAACTAAAATGTTTGCGGAAACCAATGCGGCAATGTAAATTCCTGCATAAATCATAGTAAGTTCTCCTGTAAAGGGTTGGTTTGCCAAAAAGTTGGCGGGTTAGTTGAATCAATACGTTTTGCCATGCAACCAGCGCATTCCAAATATCCTGAATGATTAACAGCTACATTAGTCGAATCTGCACTTGCTAATGGCCAAGGACCGCTAGATTGTCCTAACATTCTCATGCCATGTACCCAAGGAATTTGTCGACCATAAGTTTGCACCAAAGCATTAAATGCTTCATCCATGCGATGACACCATTTAGATGTGCCAATTTGCCAATATTCACCAGCTGAACCAAAACAAACCCGACCCCAATGGTCACAAAGTTCAATTAAGTAACTGATGGGCAAACCCAAATGCCAAACAGGTATGCCAAATTCTTTACGAAATGGCCAGGTCTTTGTCATCTCACGTTGTTGATCTATTGTTCCATCAATTACATCAGGTACAACACCCCAATGCGGATGAGCTAACAAAGGCTCTACCCATTCATAAAAACCATGCAGATCAAATTCCAAACCTCTTGTTTTAGCGCTAAAAGCGCCGTTATCTAACATTAAGGATTGGCCAATTTTTAAACATCTTTGCAGATCATCAGGTCTAGCATAAGAAATACAAAAGTTTTTCCCTGCCATTGTTTGAATAGCTTTTATGGGAGTAATTGGTGTTCCATGATAATGAATCACTGGTGCGCCCTATCTTGAAGTCTGTTGGTTGCTTCTCTTGTCCTAAAAATTTCTATATCCAACCGCGCAGCTTCAATCTCCCATTTAAGGGTTTCTTCCTGCTCAATTGCTGCCGCCAAGCCTTTAAGTAGCTTTTGGTAAGCAGGGTCTGCATACGCTTCACGTTCTTGGGCGTTGGCGGCCTCAAACCCCATGCTAAGTGCATCTCGCATTAACAGGGCTTTTTGGCTTTTGCGGAATTCCTCAAGGTAAACCCGTTGAGCTTTAGCCTCACCATAAGCTGGCGCTTTGTTTCTGATTTCCTGTGCTGCTTCTTCAGGCTTCATTTTAATACCCCAATCATGCGTAGAGCCGCGTCAGGGCTGTCAATCCTTGCCAACGTACCTCCGCACCATTTTTCAAAAAAGTCGGCTTGTAGGGCTGTTAAACGCTTTTTGGAGGTACTTTTAATTTCCACCAAGAACGTATGGTTGCCATACCCTACCAAAAGGTCAACTGGCAGGCCAATAATCCACACAAAAGCGCCAGCAGCCCTCAATGCAACCACAATTTGGTCTTGATTAGCGTCAACTCTAGCGGCGTATCTCATTCATTTTCTTTCGTAAGTCGTTAGCGGCGTTTAATCCACGCTTTTTCTGAATGTCTGATAAGGTCGTTGACCACCATGCGGATGCTTTCATTTTCCCAAGGTCTTTGACTTTCCTGCGGTATCTCTGCACCCACTCCCGCGCTTCCATCGTTTTCAATGTCTCCAGTAGCTCTAAGCGCTGCTGTGGTGTCAGCGTAGCTAAGTTCACCGGTTTCTTTGTGTCGGTCCAAAATTTTATTGGCATCATCTTTGTTCATTTAAATCCTCATATTGCTGGATTCTTGCACCTATCCACGCCATGACAGGTACTGCCATGCTGTTGCCCAATGCTTTGTAGCGCGGACCATCAGGCGTTGGTTTGTTTTTGCTTTTGATGTCGGTGTAGTTATCGGGAAAGCCTTGGAGTCTCTCGCATTCCACAGGGGTAAGTCTGCGAACTGCCATTGATTGCATGACTGTTGGCCCTGTCCCTGTGCCATCAGCTCTGTTTGTTAATGGCACAGCCACATCTCCCGTGATGTTGCCGTTGTATATATCTGTCCCAACGGGTAGCGCCACCGCATGACGATCACCTTTTGTCAACGTGTTCATCGGCTCACCAGGGTGGCCAACGCCAAGACCATTACCTTTACCCATAGTTTTATCACCATTTTTTCCTGCATGGCGTGTGGCTTGGTCATGGATGGGAATTGGCTGCAATACAGCATGAGGACCTCTTGCCACCAATGAATCCATTGTTTCGCTATGCTCTGCTCGGAATTTGTATTGAGCGTTTTCCCCTTGATTAAATGCCGCCCTGTCAACAACAACAGGTTGCGCCACAAACAATCCACACTCGCTACCAGCAGGGCCACCACTGCCTTTAGCCCATTTACTTGTTACTGTGTCTGCTGTGTTTGCGTCTGAGCCACCATAGATAGCGCCTGTTCCAACGCTGGCGGCAATACCTTGCCTCTTTTCTCTGCTCGGCGCAGGATGCCCTTGCAGGCTGTGGCGCTCAAAAAGAACCGCTGCGGCAGCTCGCCAGTCTCCAAGGTATCCGACAACGAACACACGGCGGCGGCGCTGTGCCACTCCAAAGTATTGAGCGTCAAGAACGCGGTATGCGAACCCATACCCGAGTTCGCCCAACGCCCCGAGGAAGACTCCAAAATCTTTTCCTCCGTTAGATGACAGGACACCGGGGACGTTTTCCCAAACAATCCACTTGGGTTTGAATTTGTCAGCAATGGCAAGATAGGTAAGCATGAGGTTGCCACGAGGGTCATCCAATCCTTTTCTGAGTCCTGCGACTGAGAATGACTGGCATGGTGTTCCTCCAACGAGAAGATCGACATTTGATTCAAAATTCCACTCCTTAAATTTAATCATATCGCCAACATTGGGCGTGTTTGGATAGTGGTGGGCTAGCACCTCTGATGGAAATCGTTCAATTTCTGAATAAGCTACTGCTTCCCAACCAAGCGGATGCCAAGCAACTGTAGCGGCCTCAATACCTGAACAAACACTAAGATATTTCAAAATATCTCCTCATCGTCCTGCCAGTGTTTCACAGGGCTAGAATTCTTAAAAACTTCCTTAAAATCAGGCATTTTGTGATCTTCTTTTTGCCACTGGTGCTTGGAACACTTGGGTTTATCGCCATCCATGTGGACAGACCAGCGTTTGTTACATCCTGGCACGCTGCACATTAAACGTTGCTGTGCGTCAAAACTATCTTCTTTTTTTACTTCAGGTTTAGCAAAACTCATTTTTGATACTTCCCATCAATTATCTTGGCGAAATTGGTTGCATTCACTATCCACACAAGATCAGGTCGCCATGTCCTGTCCTTGGTTTCAAACCCCTGCGCCAACTTAGTATCGTTGGCAATGTAAGCAAAAAATGAATCCCACCAGGCTAACCCCTCGGTTTGTGAAGAATACCCCTGTGGGCTAAATATTGATGGTTTAGCAGCTTGTAACCACCTTTGCCGTCGGTTAGTCTGCCTGACCCCATCCCAAACCCTTGGCTGTGCGAGCTGTGGTAAATGCTTTTTGTAAAGATTCAAAATCTCCTGATGAGGGCAAGTCGGCAATCCTGCCGACAAAGAATCTTTAGATTCTTTAATTTTGTGTTCTGTGTTTTGTGTTATGGGTAGTGTGTTATGTGTAGCATTGCTTTCGTATTGCGTTTGCAATGCGTTCGCATCTTTAGCCTTTTCCCATCTAATCTTGGCGCTCTTACTTGCCTTATTAGATTTATCGCCAGTCTTAGCTATTTCTTTGTTAGCTCGATGATGAATCCAGCCATCATCTGTTTTTTCAAAATACTCTTGCAATACAGATGCAATGCAATCGCTATGCGAACGCATACGAATTTGTCTTGAAATTTCAATTAAATCGTGGGGTATTGGGGTTTCATGAAGATAGTACCAATCAAGCAAACGCCGATATGTTAAATCTTCAATTGGCTCAAGATGAGCTGTGTGACTTTGATAGTCACCAATGTTAAATTGGTAGTAGTGCATAAAGCATCCTCGCAAACCTCCAAAAGAAACTGCGGCAGGAGGGAGGTACTCTTTTCGGCAAGGGGATCAATCCTTGCCTAGCCGTGTTTCAAACAATCTTACACCACAAACCAATCAGGTCGCAAGTCTTTCAGCTGGCGCAAGCGTAGTTCGGGGATTTTGTCTTTCCATTGGCAAACCGCTGGATAAGAAATGCCTAATATCTTGGCTAGCTCACGCTGTGAGCCTGCAAGTTTGATAAATTGGTGTTTGTTCATAGTTTGGATTATGGCATAACCTAGAT